TATCGGCGAAAAACCGGCAACAGCCCGGCGGGCTAGAAAATATTTGCCGAAAATGGCCATTTTTTAGCCTCTTCTCGTTCATTAAACGACTTTTTTTGATCCAGAGCCTTTTTTATTGCTCTGTCAATTGGTGCGTCACTTATCAAAACATAGTAATAAAGTTTCGAAAAATCGGTGTCGATACGATCAATTCGCCCTTGAGATTGTATATAATTTTTGTACGAATAGGTCAAAGAGTACAAAAGCATCGCGTCAGTTTCAGTGCAATTCCATCCCTCAGAGCCTGATGTATACTGAACCAAGTACACCCATCGATCAGTATTTGGGACGTGTTCTTTTTTATGCCCGTTCCATTCAGCAAGTTCAACTTCATCAGAAAGTCTTCTAAGAATCTCTAACTCATAATTGAACGTGTAGAACACAATCAGTTTAGAATGACACTTCATAAACGTCCTAACCGTCTCAAGACGACTTGGATCTGTGTTCGTGATTTTTCTCATAACACGAAACAATTCGCTAACATCCTTGATTGGTCTATCTTCATAAGGATGCCAACGTTTGCGAACGGCTAAGTCCCACAAATCATGATCATAATGCACATCGATATAATTCAAAATTCTTTCCGTTTGATTTTCATACGTCATCTCGACAAGAATCTCATTACGAAGTCGCTCAAGTTTTTTAATTCCAACATACCGAAGAATTATCGGAAATTTTACATGTGGGGCATAAACTACGTGTTCTCGTCTGAACTCGGTGATGTTTCTATACCACCCATTTGCAATGAAGACAGGCGCATAATCAATCCACGTGTCTCCTGGTGTTGCTGTGAGCATAATCCAACGATTTTTTCTGGCAATTCTAAGGAAGGATCTGACCCAACTACCACTTCCCACGAGACGTTGTTCATCGAATATGAAGAACGCTTCAGTGACATGTGTATACTTACCAATATTGTTCCAGGAGTCGACAGTAATGCGACCAGCCACTGTCCCAGAATATTCAGTCCCAATTCCAAATCTGGCTCCCTCAGCCAACCAGTCGAGAGAGTCACGTTTCTTTGCTGTAGTGATGACATAGATGTCTGCGTTCCTTTCTGCTTTCATATAATAAGCCAAGGCGGTGGCAGATTTACCAACACCAACAGCTCCGTATAAAATTTTTCCATTACCTAACAAATCCACAGCAGTGGACTGATGCTCCATTAAATCAATATTCATGTCACCTCCCTTCATATACAATTGTAAAAAGGAGAATCAATGTTTCCATCAACTCTCCATTTTTATTATACTGCGATACCTCTACGAGTAAACGATATATCTCCGTTAAAAGGATCACCATAATTTAAATGTCTTGAAAGTCTTGGCTCACTAATACCAGTTTCTCGAGCAGCATCACTTTGACTAAGCCAGTATTTGTCACTTCCATCAAGAGATACGATATAACTCAAACGTTTAGAATCATAATTGTTTGTTATTGGACCAATATGGCTATTAAAAAGAGAAGAATTGTTCACCGTTTGTGATTTGTCCACGAAGGTGGTCGCATCACGCCATTGTCCACTCAGGTGGTCGCCGAACGGTGTTCTTCTCATTATAAGGATTGTAATTCCTGCGAAGGTGATTCCTCCGGAGATAAACAGATATTTAGATTTATGTTTTTTAATATGGGTTTTAATTTTATTCATTAAATTTTCTTTATTCTAAGGAGTAGGAAGTTTCCAACCTTCCTCTCCAGCTGCTACCCCCTGCTGATGGAAGTAATCAGCAATTATCTGCAATTCTGCTTGAATTTTCTTATTTGGATGTTGTTGTGCTACCAAACTAATCATAGAGGCATATGTAAGAAGACATGGACTGGCAAAGAAATCTTGTCGTCGGATAACCACCGCATCTTGTATCTCAAGTGGATCAAATCCCTCGAACAAATCAGGATTTAAGAATGAAAGGCTTTCGGTTAAAAATTTTTGAAATTCTTCACGATTAAAAGTAATGTACTTATCATCATGTGCTGCCACAGGAACCCCTTCTAGTTAGACGAAATGAACAACAAGAATAACCGCGCAAACTGCTGTACAAATGTTTGCCAAAGCGTTAACGAAATGAACGTTGATCGTCATAATTCTCCTTTTTGTTTTTGTTTTTAGACGGCGGATGACATCTATTTCCAGTCGAACCAAAGTTATGCGCTTGAGGTTTACCTTTTCTATTCAACGCCACTAGTTTTCCACAGTGCTGGCAACGAACTCGCTCTGGTTTAAAGTTATAGGTCATATCACCTCCATAAAAACAATAGGGGGCAGTTTTTGCACTTACCCAGGTGCATCCATCCGATATTACGATCTTGCTTCGTAATACTTCCGTAGGCATTTCGCAAGAATAAACGCCCATACACGTCGAGGATGTAAGTTCATCCAACGGATGTGGTTTTTTGTTTACCTAAACATTGGTGATCAACCAAATGCGCTCTGTGTGGCCTTCACAGTCAACTAGGGCGGTCTGACTCATACGGACACGGGGCGGTGTGTCCAGAGGTGTATGCCCAGACAGTAAGAGTATTGGGCGGCGGGTGCCCGTATCTTAGCGCCCTACGCACTGAGCTTAAAGCCTATTTAAAGTCGCTCAGCCGACTTGTGTTGTGGGCTGATGCTGTGACTTCCAGCCATTTAACTCCTCCTTTTGCAAGTCACAATAGTCCCGCTCCGCATGAGTTGGGGTTCTATTGCCGCTATGTGAGAGAAGCACCCACAATATTCAACTAATAGCAGGAGAACGCTCTCCATTATTAGCCATGAAATCTACCCAAGGTTTGATTTCGTCTGTTTGAATTATGAATTGTTCTTTAAAAATCTTCCTCGAATAACATCTTACATTTTCGCCCATTTTAGTCATAAAGAAACCAGGGAATACACGATCTACGTTTGGAACAAGGCGCCTATCCACCAAGATATAAGGAGTCCCGTCTTCCTTTTCCCGCAAATCTCCAACGTACTTAGACACTTCGGCTATGTTATCGGTTGTTACCTCGATCGCATCAACTACGAATGGCTTACGAACAAACGTCGTAAAGTTCATTTAGTCGGGTTCCAATCTACTATTTGAAATCAATCGTCATGAATAGCATATTTCCGTTCGAGGGCGTCTTCTTCTATTGTAACAAATAACGATTGTAAATACGCCTTAATCCCGCTTTTACCATTTACGTTCCACTCATAGCCTCTGGCTATAAGATCTGCGACCTTAATGTCTGACCAATCAAGAACCTCAACAGAATTTTCATCCAATTGCGTCCTGGTTGTACTTGTCAGAAGAACTACTCTGGGGGGTCTATTATTGAAATTTACCGAGACTGAAACATACGGCGTTGGGGAATCGCCTTCTTCACGAGGCTCTAAATATCTAACATTCCATCCATCAGCTGCCAAATTTTGAGCATCTGGTTCCGGAATAATTACAGCGAAGTTACGATCCCCTTCTCTGTTATACTGCCCTTCTTTTCCTGAAAAATTACGAAATATGATGGTTGCGTTTTCAATCATGAATGTTTTAATATCGGACATGCTATTCCTCTCTTGCTTTTCTGAATTCAATCATGAAATCGGAAACAGCATCATCATCCAAGTCAAGTATGTTTTTCAACAATTCATAGACTAAAACTTCCGTATCTGCTACTTCTGCTTGTCTAAAAACAGATCGCCCAAGATCCCTTGCTTTATCTATAGGCAATAATCCGGTTAATATATCCCCCTCATTTGAAGAAGCACAAATACGAACAAACCCTACCCCAGCATAATTAATAACTGCTTCAACATCTAATTTATCAAGATTTCCCATCATGATACGAGTTCATCAAATGGAACAAATCTCTCGATGGATCTAATAGCATCATTCTTGAGCTTATTGAAATAATCCATATCAGTATGGAGGTCGTCTATAGACTCTCGATATTTAGCGACATCTCTTTCAATCCACTGATATCCCTTAGTTCCAGATACATGATATTTCTTACCATCTTTGACTCTCCATAACGATTTACCATCATATCTAACCGGCATGAAACTTCCGGCACGTCCAACATGCTTGAGATTTGACAAATCGGTTGGATCATCATTTCCACCAAGATACATAGATCCTTGGGTTACACTCTTTACTTCGCAGAGGTCGTCGAATTCCAACTCTTCGTGGGAGAAGAGTTCTTTGAAGACGTAAGGATTTTGGAATTGAGCGCCCACAGCAGTCCACTTGTCGCCGACACGAGCGACATATACCGCATCGTTGATGAGAACGAACTTCTCGTACGTAGTTTCATGTTCAAAACTATACCCGTAACCTCTCCCGAATTCGATAACATAATCGATAATGTCTGAGGTTGCATTCGGAATTTTGATGGAGTCCGTCTTAATGTGAGCAACGATAAATCCCCTATCTTGAATTTCGTGTTTTAGGTTGATCATAAATAAAGCACCACGTTTAGCTACTATGTTGTCTTTGTTTCGAATGTCTCGGAATTGATTGTCGAAACGAGCGCTTGTAAGGCCGTATACGATATTGATGACAATCTTGAGGGCGTAAGCAAGCGCCTCACCACCATTAGGGTCGTCTTCAGCATACTCAAGAAATTTAGCGAGTCTACCGTTAAGTAAACTGCGGGCTTTGTCGTAATCTTTATGCTTGATCGCCATGCGAGCTTCTTTAAGGGCACTGAAGTTCTCGGTATAAGGTCCGAAGAGATTGAGCTGCTCGATACTGGTCGGATGCATACTCGCAACATCCAAAAGCGCAACCTGGGTATAAAAACCGGGTTCCGAATAAACGTACCCACCTTCACCTGTGACTTCGTCACAATAAATGCTTTCCTTTCCATCAAATTTATACCCAGGGAACATTTTACTTAAATCAGTATAAACAAATTTACTCTGCGGGTTTTTATCATCACCAAATATAATTTTTGCAGTGTGTTGCTGTGTGGTATGATTTACTGAAAGCCCAGATAATTCTGCCAAAATTTGACGAGCTACAAAATCTTGTCTTCTGGATTCGAACACTGCTTCGGTTGCTACAACATCATTTACACAATACTCTTCTACTTTTTCCCAAACTCCCTCGGGGACATCTTGGTCCCACGGTAAGTCCAATTCAAGATGATGAATTCCAAGTTCAAGTTGGAATCGTTTTAAACTTTGCTTCTTAGAACTGAAATCATAAATATCAGCGTAGGAAATGTTATAAGCTTCACCAAACAAACCGTTTTGAATATTCGTACCTTGAAAGATAATCCTCTGGCTTAAGTCAAACAATTCTTCGAGACTATAGCCCATATATCTAGCATAGAGAATATGATTGTCGTATCGACGATTGTTAAACCCAACAAGTTTTTGATTTAGCAAGGGTGCGATATCTTCGGCTTTTGGATTAATCATTCTAACGACAGCTGGTGAACCTTGATATTTCCAACAAACAACGAATAGATTAGGATATACTTCAACGTCAAAGAAGATTAGTGGCTTATCGTTACCTTCAACCTCTGGCATGTTGTTCTTTCCAACAAATTTCATTGTTTGAACAGTTTTGATACATGCCAAAGCGTGATTTGTGCTACGTGCTGCAAACGCCAAGATAACCGGTCTCATATCTTGGATATCATAACTCAAGCCGTTTTCGTATGATTCTTCTAGAATGTGATGAATGAAGTCAATCGAAGGTTTTGTCCCAGGATGGATTTCCTTACGAAGATTCCTTTCTATTAATTCACGAAGACCACGCTCGGTTTGAATACTTTTAGTTTCTATCATCGGCCGATCTTTCTTTGGAAGCCCGCTAGTAAGAACCGCCACATCAAGATTGTTACATTTAGTCAATTGTCTGCGGAGCGAACTATCACCTAAAAGAGTTTTGATTTCAATTCCAACGTCAAGAATCGAACTTAAATCATGAACATCACCTGCGTAAATATAATGAAGATGTAAACCCTTACCACTTTTACTGAGTTCTGTGTAAGTGGGGGGTAATTTTGAAGCTTCTTGAATGTTTCGTTCAAGATCCTTCTCTCCATCTTCATCAACTAGATCGAAATCAATAACGATATGCTGTTCAGGAATCTTAACAAAATGCAAAGTAGTCGGATCTATATCATTCAGGGTTGTTTTTACCTTCTCCCATTTATAACCTGGATATCCGCTAGGCTTTGCTTCTTGTGCTGGTTGATCTAAATATAGATTGTTAAACGCAGAAGGATGAGTAACAGGATCATAATCTGCTAGCTCAATTACGTATGAAGTATCTGGAACAAACGGAGTCGGTCCTTGTTCAGGTAAACCTTTAAATCCAAGATATACACTTCGATATTCTTTATCCCCCATAAAATGTCTATCCTTGAATTCTTCGAAATAACTTCCTAATTCATCACGAACTTCATGATATTGAAGTCGTTTGTTAATGTTTGCTTCTTCGCAATATTGCTTGTACAAATCCCAAGCATACTTCAGTTGAATTCCATTTTGAGACTTGAAGATATCGAAATATGCTTCTATGAAATTATAGAAAGTATCCGTGAGCATCATCATCTTTGTAGGAATATAATTCTCATAATAGAACTTGCCCATCTCACGATACCGATGTAAACATTTGTAAGCTATGGCACCAAGTTCATAATTAACATTCTCTACAAGAATATGATAACGCCCAGGTTCAATCTTAACTCCAGTTGGATGTACATCAATTAGTCGTCTTGTGTTACCAGCTTTTGCATCAGAAATCTTCACTGGTTTATTTGTTCCAACTATCACAAAGGCGTTTGGTCTAATTGTAAAGGCTGACCGATATTTAACATTAATCGACATCGAGTCATGCCCAACTATCGAATTAAGTTTAGTATTATCTTCAACCCTTGACAAATCACCATCATGTTGAATTGCAACTAGCGGGTTGCCTTCAAAAGATTCCATGGCAAATGTTCCGCTACTACTAGTCAAAGCTTTAGCTTCAAACGTAGAAACGTAACCAGCAAATAACTTCTCTATTATACTAATTACAGTAGATTTTCCAGTTCCTGGTGGTCCGTAGAAAACCAAGAACTTTTGAATCCATCGAGAATCTCCTGATACAATTGCTCCAATTGCCCATTCTATTTTATCACGTTCATCTGGAGAATATAGAACACCGAGTAGTTCATCCCAAGCATCTGTTTTACCTGGTTCCAAAGAATATGCTAATCTTTTACTTACATAATCCTTCTTTTTAAGTTCTGTATTAGCAAATGTTATACATTCATCTAAAGGATGATAATTACCATTATCGGGTAGGTTCCTTACATATTTCTGGAACCGTTCCCAACTACCTGTACTGAAATCCCTGGTATAAAGTGGATCTATAATAATACCCTTAGCCCTAGAATTTTCAATAAATTCATGTAGTTCCTTATCTACGAGTCTACGGACATCAAATTCATCCTTAGACCACATTTTGGTATTATCATCCCACACAGCATAGAAGGCACCACCTCTGACCATTAAATCATCGAAATTATCCACAATCCAATCGGGGTATGCTTGTGGAACACCTTTAGCTTCTTTCACCTTAATCTTGTAGAAGTCCACAAATAGCCCCCACTCTTTATAGTCTATTTTGATCTAACAAATAGTTATAAAATTGGTGCCATATTTCGATACGTCTTTGATCTCCGTACTTATGAGGATCACTAATTGGTAATATACCACCCTCACCTTTTACGTTATACGTTCGCCAAATAAACGTATCAAGAATTATTTCAACATCATCAACCTTGAATTCTGAACCATCGTTCAATTCTTTAAGGCCCAGGTTATCTAGAAACTCCCAAAACCATACCCTTAACGGAACTTCAGTCATAAATTCTGCTCTTCTAGAAAATGCTATAAGCATTTCTAAAACTGAGCAACCTAACTCTCTTTTCCATTCTGGATCACGTGGTAAATCACATTCAAATATGAAATCGTCACGTAATTCTAATCCATCTGCAGCTCTGTTATCATCACCTATTAATAGCCATACAAATTCTGTAGTATGAAGAACGTTAAGTAGTTTCCAATATGTTAACGATGGAGTTCTTGGGTATTTATCCTGTATAACTTTCGCACAGAGCCACTTAAAATATGCGTTTTCAAGAGGCCCATCCATAATTATTCTTTCTTAAATTTTGGTACCCGACGAGCATGTTTAAATTCTTTAACTTCTGAATTAGGCGGAGTACCTAGAACTTCTGTTTGATAAAAACCATGGTCGACGATAATTTCATACTCAGCCTGCAAGTATTCATTTCTAACATAACAAATGCTTGGATCCTTTGAGCCATGACCAAATATAATTTTACCAGCAACCTTTTCTGGATTGTAAACAGGCACATCTTGTTCATCGCACAAGATGTTATCCCCTTCATAATAAGTTAATGATGATTGACTGAAATCCATTTCGTTAGAGAAATATTCATCTCTATGGATTATGTATGGATGATCCGGGCTACGAGTTTTACATTCTTCATCATAGTCCCAGTCATCATCGTCGTCTGGGAACACATTTATCACAATATTTTCGTTTTCTTTGATATTGGCCGGAGCCACAGTTATTTTTCGTTTTTCATTACTTGGATGGGTTTTTACTGATTCTTCTATTGAATCTTCTATTGCTCTATCTACTGCTTCAGAATCATTTTTCCAATCTAATAGAAATTTACCAGCTTCCTTAAGTTCTCTGATTACAATAATTGATTGTTGAATCTGCTGATTAAATTCCCGATCCATCTCAACTCTTTTGAAATCGAGCTGAAGTTGCTCAGATTCCATCTCTTCAATTTTAAGTTTTGATTCCTCGAGTTGAGTGGTTGTTCTGCGTTTTGCTAGGAAATATCCAACACCGACACCGGCACCAAATCCTGCAATGCCGATGCCAGTTTGGATAACCCAGCCCTTGAGTTGTATTCTCACAAGGCCTCCATTCTAAATTTTATCGTAAATGATTCCATCAACGTTAAAATCAAGCAATATACTTTGCTCAGACCCGTTTACAAATCTAGAATTAAAGGCCTCAAATATACCAAAATCGATATAACCATCTCCATCGCCATCAAGCAGCCATCCGACAACTGATCCGGCTCTGGATCGTTCAATTCCCAACCCATCGTATACTTCATTCAAAAATACATGTCCATAAGCTCTAAGCCTATGATTGAAATAATTTTGCTGACATTGAACAAATATACGATTATATTCTGGATCTCGCTCCCAATGCCGAGAATATTCGTCAAAGAATTTTGCATATGGGGAATATTTATTTGGATCAGCAACTTTCACCAAAAATTCATTTCCCTCAGCATCTTTAGCTATCTCAGTTTTAGTGGCATGATAAATTTCGAGCTCTTTATCAGCGCCAATTTCAGCACGAACTCGATCCCGATAATCAGAATATGCCTTTTCAACAGCAGCATAAGCTGCCATCAATGCACTATTACGACGAACTAACGTTATGTGTGAATTAGTTAGCAATCCAATTGAAGCGGCTCCAATAAGAACCGACGGACCATAAAGCTTAACGATTCGAAGACTTGCCCGTCCGTAAACATAAAGTGTCTTAACATGTTCTGCAACTACTTCATCCGTAACAACTTCAGTAGTTAATTCTGGATGATTAGATTTATTAACTTGAGGCTTTAATACCTGAATATCTTTTTGAATTTCGTCAAGGGTGGCAGAAAGTTTCAATGTTGCACGGCAAGCTAAAACGGTACTTGCCACGGTTCCTGCTATTCCTGCTGCAAAGAAGATATGTGGTGAATTCTTTTTTGCGATTAACAATTGCCTACTAAGTTTACCAACTACTGATGCTGGTACTAGTTTCATGTTATACAGCCTCCAATGGCGGAAGATCGATCAAATACCCATCACGAACTTGACGAACTTCAACATTATTCAAATATGTCCAACCCCATTTATTATCTACATGCTGAGTTGGCCAGCCAAGCAAATCGTATAAATCAGCTAATGAAGCAACTTCATATTTCTCAATAATATCAAGAAGTCTTTCTACTACCAATTCAGCATCTGATCTCTGAGCTAAAACAATATCGTTATGTTCACGTCTTTCTCGTCTATAGGGATTCGGTTGATCTGGTAAATTAGCCCTATATCTTGGATCTCTAGGATCTCTAGGATAATCTGCATAAGTAGGTCTTGATAGAGGGCTATTATAAGATACTCTTGGGCGATAATCTACTGGCCTATTACGACGATACATAGACTCGCCATATACGGCACGTCTTGCCCCTGCTGTTATCCCATCTACAAGTGCATCTCTTAAGGCTGGAAGAATTACATCTGCAGTTACGAATCTTGCAGACGATTTAAAATCTCCACCGAAGAATATCTCTTTGAATTTCCGTCCAATAGATTTGGGTTTTTGGATAGCCTCTCCGGTAACAACCTTTTCGATTTGTTTTTCAGGTCTAATATTTTTCTCTTTATTCGGGTTACCTTGATAATCCATTTTATACCCGTGGGACTGAAGGCATCACATCCGGTGTAGAACCGTTTTGAGCCTTCTCCAACTCCTTTGCAAAATCTTTAGGGACTATTCCATTAACAAAAGCTGCCGCAGAGTTTTCATTTGTGGCAAGCTCCATAAACAATGCGTCGTAAGCCGCCGTTTGAGAAAACTCTTCTCTTAGCGCATCGCTCTTAACAAAACGCCTACCATCATCTGACTTAATACCATACGACAAAAGAACAATGTTCTTGAACTCGGCTATCAACTGCTTATGATCTTGTGCCTTGATAATCCTCTGGAGAGCTTCTTTCAAACCTTCTTTGTAATTCACCTCAAGTTCTACAAGTTCACTCTTTGTAAGATTGAAGTAAAACGTCTCGGTTACTTTCTCTCCGTCAAAATCCTCATATGTAACGTCTCGCTTGAACATTTTACCTCGCTAGTAAAGAAAAAGGAAAGAGCCCGTTTGGGCTCCGTCCTTTCATTGAGTTACTGTTACAAGTTTCTTATTTTTGATACAATCAAGAACTGACACGTATGCCTTATTCGTCAGTTGTTGTGCTGCAAAGCCGACAATTGTGCCGACAACGAGCATTCCAACTTGATGCTTCATAGGCAACGCGTTTATATCGTTCTTTTTAACCATCATAATTACTCCTTAAATAGGTCTCTCATTATAATGGTTGTAATTCTTGCGACCTACTCCTAATCCCTCAAATTCTCCCAAATGGCGAGACCCAAAGCAGCCAAGATGAGAGTAATGATGACAATAATAGCCTTCGTCTTATTATTCATGACAAATATCCTTTACAGAGTCTTTGTGTAATTATACTCAAATGTGATACATGGACGCCCATCTTCAGACAACGTCGTTGAGAATATGAGCTCCATTAACTTGTCTGATGTCCAACCGATATTATTAGATGCAGTAGTCGGTGCGAGTCCTATCATGTAATAGAAATCGTCTAGTGTAGCGTAATCATGTTTTAATAACTTAGAATTTAAATCGTTCTGAGCCCTCCTTAACTTTTCCATATCACAAGCGAAATATCGCATCGTGAATAATTCACAGCATAAAACGTTACCGGGGCCTGTTACCAAAACGTCCTGAGACGGTGGAGGATTCTTTGTTACCTGTTCGGCGACCACCTTATCTCGAATGGACTGATCCTTACGAACACCGAACTCCTCAATGACTTTGTCTCGATATTCAGAATATGCTCGTTCTGTGAAAGCGAGTGCAGCATGAGCGGCGATGGTCTTTTGGGCCTCCATTCGCTTAGCACCAATGATGCACACAATTGTAGAAACGGTGGAAATTGTCGACGGAATATAGAGTTTCCATACAAGTCTTGTTCGATCCTTTAGACGTTCCTTTGGATTAATAGCGGGAGCATTATTTTCTTCATACTCCCGTATAGTATTAGCTGCATCGAACGAAGCCTTACCTACCAAAAATGCAGTAGTTAATGTCCCAACGCCAGCAGCAACAGAGAAAATAAGAGGGGAATTAGCCTTTATTGTCTTTAACAAGCTTCCACTGAATTGAGACAATTTATTCATCGTGCTTTTCGCATCTCCCTTACAAACACCCAAATCAACCAGAACCCTGACGTTATGCAAGTCATGAACACGTCAAGCATGAACTTCCAGAATCCGTAACTCTTACGCTTTGGATAAACATAATAATTAGTTGTCATTATTCTCCTTTTAAAAAATTAGATGAGAAGATACATTGTTCTAATGTCCTCGTAGTCGAGATTTTCACTAGAATTAGGTGTCCTCGTAGTCGAGATTTTTCACCGCAATGTCCTCGTAGTCGAGATTTACATTGACTATCCTCTCATTATAAGCGTTGTAATTTTTGCGAACTGAAAAAAGGAGAACCATTGCTGACTCTCCTTTAATGTTTCATTGTGAAATAGCAACACGCTCGAAATGCATACCGTCAACATTCGGTATTTTTCCTGTTAAATGTTTTGACAGAAACGTTTCTGAAATGTTGAAAACTCGAGCAGCTTCTCGTTGTGAAGAGAAATATTCGTTGGTATCTAAATTTCTAATCAAGTACCCGGGTCGTCCTTTTCCAAATTTATTAGAAACATTAACTAGATTCGTTTGCTTAGACAAAAAACATAGAGGCCGCATGGTGACCGAAGTATCTGCAGTTTTCAGTCCATAGGGCTCTGTTTGAAATCCCTCATAACGTCCTCTCATTATAAGCGTTGTAAAAGTTGCGACCCCTATTCCTGTGGCAACACAAGAATAAATGGTTTTATGTCTTTTAATATGTTCTCTTATTTTATTATCCATTATCCTCCTTTAAAAATTAAAGAAAGGCTCGGTTTTACCCGAGGTAGCTGACTGCTACATGCTGGTTTCGCATCCTCTCATTATAAGCGTTGTAATTCTTGCGAACCACAACAGAGAGAGGCTACGGCATTAAGCACAGATGCACCTCTCTCACTATAGCGGTTGTAAAAGTTGCGAAGTAAAATGTCCATTATGGGCGGTTTGGTTTCGGATGTCTTCTTGCTGCCCTATTCGGCTTGGTCAACTCAGCGAAGGCAGCTTGCCCTTCAGGACTACGTGCCCACTCATCAGACTCTTCTTTGGTAGCATCAAACGCTCCTGCCTCTACAGCAGCCTTGATAATCTCGAGTCCAGCAACGTGAGCATCATGATGTAGTTGCATCTCTGGAAACGCCAAAGGTGACTTGTAGTCATCGTAATAACCTTCTCGAGCCTTCTGGATCATCCAAGTAGGTGCATTGGCTACTTCCAAAGCTTGAGCAAGTCGTTCTGTGGTTGGTATAGTCATAGAACTCCTTAAAAAAGCTAGAGCCCTTGTTAGGGCTCTTGAGCTTTATTGACCAAACGCTTTCAATTCAGCGTAAGCTTCTGGGCAGTAATATTCCATCGGATCGATTCCCTTCGACTTCAAGAACGCGTAAAACTCCTTAGTAGCACTCACATGAAAGGCGCCCATTGCAATTGCAATAGTACCTCCAATATATTTGCCTCTGTGACGAATCACATGTTCTTTAATCTTGGTAACTTTCGACTTCTTCATGGGAATAATATTTGCTTCCACATTAACTCCTTAATTGGGCTTAGTCTCATTATAATCGTTGTAAATTATACGAACAAAAAAGAGAATCATCGCTGACTCTCTTTCGGGCTACATCAGGGGGCTACTGAAGCAACCGCAACTTTGCGGACTGTGTCCAAAAGTACGTACGCACATACGGCAATCCCGATCTTTTTCACACTGTTATCGAGTAATCCACCAATTATCTTAGCTTTATCCTCAAATCCAATATAGTTCGGGTTTGTCTCATCTTTGTTCGACTTACCTTTTTTCACTAGGTCCACCTTAACTTCGCGATTAAACATTTCAATCTCCTAATCAAATATAGTTCCCATTATATGCGTTGTTTATTGTGCGAACACTTTTCAGAAACCTTCCCCCGGGATTTTTTTGGGTAAAATAAGCTAGAATAGCTTATAGGCGTCTACAATCGATTCTAAGACGTTCAATCATATTTCTGGGAGTATTCCCCATTTATTTGCTTTAAACGGCTTACAGAGCCAAATATAGCACACTTTTTATAAAAAACAGGTTGAAAAATTATAACATTTGCGAAAACACAGGAACCATGTAAGCTTTTTATGTCTTACAAGGCTCCTGTGCCGTTCACTATGTGTGGGACTGGATGTGTGGTTCTCTCGCTCTGATTACAAACCCCAATCCTTTCGAAACCATCACATGCTTCTGCTCATATGCCACGATTATCAAGATTCCGAGAAGATTTCCAACTACGACCGCCATTGCGTCCGGGCTAACTCTACTAGGGCGTGACTCCGCCTTAATATGACTCAACCTTTCCAAATGTTTGATCATTGTCGAATACTCTTCGGATTCTGGATTAGTCCTGTTCATTTCAGTCAGAATTCTTGCAATTGGCTCATCAAGAACTGATGATTCTTCTCTGAACAATCTTTTTAACATTAATCTCCTTCCATAGTCTCCATTATAATCATTGTTTATCTTGCGAAAGATCCTCCTCTTCGCTTTTTACAACTTTAAAGACTATGAATTTCATTTTTTCCATTTCTTCGGGAGATTTATCTAATTCCAATGAAAAAAGCTTTTTCCCTTCATTAGTTGTTAATATTAAAATATCTCCATCTACTTTTTGATTTCGTTTTAAGAAATATATCTGGAAAATTACACTGATTACAATTACAAAACCAATTACAATAAAATAAATCACGAAGTCACTCCTGGAACAGCAAGAGTTGGATGCCCACTTTCTCCAGTTTCATCTTGAATCTCTGCATACTCTGTTACTCGCATTACACCAATTTGACCAAAGTTGGCATTTAAAGAAACTAAATCACCTACTGAAAAATCTTTTCTATACTGATATTTTGACAAATCTGAAACATCAGCTCTAGTAATAGTTATACGATTTTGATTTTTTATAGCTTGACTGCCTCTTGTTTTCATTTTATTGACAATATCAGTTAACTGAGACCCAGAAGGAACGGCAGTTAAATTTCCATCAATATCGTCTGCAGCCACAATCATAGTTTTACGATTATATTTTACTGGACCAGTATCCACAAACGTATTAACAAATCGCCCAATTACCATAGCTGAAGTTTTTAAAGGTTTATCACTCCATAAATAATCAGCTGTATCAAGATCTCCCGCCTTCCAAGAGAATATAACAGTACTAGATCTATCTACACCTTTATAAACGTGAAATATAGTTTGTGTAGAACTTCCGTTAGGCGTATTAAATGTATTTCTACGAATAACCTTAATTCCCAAATCATCAATTGCTAATAGGCTATTAACAGTTTTGTAAAGATCATCGGCCTTAATTTTACGTAATATAGATTCAACACCTGTTCCTGTAACTGACGTAGTTGCAGTTATATTCACAAGATTATCATCAGTATAAGTTGCGTTGTTAATATGATCATTGATTAACGTTACAATTTGATTCCAAGTAGTTGCGGCGTTCAAAGTATAGTCTTGAATAATTGAATTAGCACGAATAAGATTAGTTCCGACAATACGATTCTCAAGATATGCTTCTAATGACCTACCAGTAATTTTTACTGTAGGATCTTCGCTTTTGTCATCATCAATCTCATAATTCTCTACAAACATAACCTCAAGGGTATTAGTATGAGAAATTAAAGTACCGATAGGTAAAAATGTCATAAGTCCTGAGCTAACTTGATCTATTATTTCAAATTCGCCAGGTTCACTATAACGTTCAACCCACATGATGCTCTTTGGCTTAGGAATCATCTGACCTTGAGTAAGAATTGTAGCATCTGTAAAAGATATAAATTTGAAAAGATCCATATTATACCCCCCAGTAAGCAGGATAATACGTTAAACTATTCCAGTTGAAATTAGCAATCTCTGGGAAATAAAAAGTTGTAGATCCAGGAAAGATTATAGGCCAAATAGATTGAGTGGAAATTTTATCCACCAAATATGTTACAACACCACTTCTTGTGAGATATAATTGTTTAGCTGCGTACTCACTTGAGATATTTAGGATATCGCCATTTAAAAATCCTCCAGATGGCGTAACTTGAAACATCCAATCCGGATTAGTTAATTGATCTTGAATATGAAATGAAGGAGTAGCAGCCTTAAATGTTAGTTGCGCTTGAAAACCATGAGGAGCTGTTGACAAACTATCAGCAATAATAATTGGATTAGTTGTTTTAAGATCAGATGGCTTATAAACAACAGGATTAATACCTCTGAATATAGGATCGTCACATCGCATTGTAATTTGAACTTCAGGCAACGGAGTAAAATATGGAACTTCAAACTTAGTTATAAAACCATCAATTTGAGCTACAGTTGAGCCACTAGCTTCAAAATGTAATGTAACTACTCCGTCTCTAGAAGATGAAATTGACTTGTACAACTGATCACGAACATCAGAATATGATTCGTCAAGACTGAAAAGTGGATTTAGAACAAATCGAATAACAATAAGTCTAGGCTTTAGTACAAAGTCATAAAATTTTGAATTTGATTGTAAACCAAATCCATAAAATCTTGGTACTAATTCTTCAGTATCCAATCCAGCCATATCTCTAGCCATAAATCTTGCATCTGGATCTGATTTAGTCAGACTAAACGAAATCGTCTCTATTTCGCCAGAATATAAACTGATGTCTGTGACTCTCATGGGATACTCAACTCCTGTTTGGCCATTGTGATCTGATTACGAGTATTCTTGTAGATATCACTTGTAGAAAGTTGCGTTGGCGCATAAATATTTTGTTCAAACTTTACTGTGCCTGGAGGTGTATCTGATTTAGCAGTTGAATCAGCTTGAGTTGCGGTTGTTGTTGCGGCAATAGTTTGAGCTTGCTGATATGAAAGTGTTGGTGAAATTTTTGGAACAGCCATATACTTCGCAATTTGTTTAGCTCCAGCAACAACATTAGTCAAATCAAGAACTGGTGTTATTGTCGGAGATACTTCTGGCATATTCTCAATTTGGTTAACCATGTCAGTTATGGCGTTATTAAGAACTCCAGCCATACGATCCCCAATATTATTATCAAGTTCTGCAGCAGGATCAACTTGACTTAGCCATTTAGCAATATTATCCCATTCATCTTCAATTCCTTTTTGCAAACCTTGCATAATCAAAGATCCATTTTCAATAAGCAATATTTTGTCTTTATCGGGAGGACCTTTAAGACTTTTAATTTTACTAGCCAGACCACCAAGAAATCCTGCAACTTTTTGCCATGATTTTACAATACCATTCAATAAACCGTCCATAAGACTTTCACCAATACCGATAAGAACGCTGCCCAAATCTCCAATAATATATTTTGCATAATTAGGAATACCCTTAATCCAATTAGCAACGCCAGTCCACGCAGTTGTAATACCATTAAATAAACCAGCTACGAGATTACCACCAGCATTAGTAAGTGCTGTCAAAGTATTACCAATCCAACTAGCAGCACTTCTAGCTATACCACCAATATATGACGCCACTATTCCAATTCTACTAACAATACCATTATACAAACCACTTATAAGATCAATGCCCTTTTGTTTAATCGTATTTATAACGTTTCCTACCCACTTAAAAACGTTCCCTGCAAGTTGACCAAACCAAGTAGCTACCTTACCTACTGCTGTTGATATTCCATTATACAAACCAGTTATGAAATCAATACCCTTTTGCTTAAGCGTATTTATAACGTTTCCTATCCACCCAAGAACTTTCCCAGCTAAGGCAGCAAACCATTTTGAAGGACCTGATTCTGATCCAACAAGTCCGTTTACAAATCCAGTCATAAACGCAACACCGATACCAAACATTAAAGTACCAGCTACCTTACCAACAGCGGCGGCAACATTCGTAAAAAATGTAATGATAAGGTTAGCTACAGATTGCGTAATCTTAGGAATTTCAGTTGCAAATGCGTCTAGGAAATTCGTAATGATTGATCCGACAAGCTCAACCACTTTCCCAATGTTATCCGAAATACCTTTAAGAATAGCAAGAAGAATCTTAATTCCAGTATTGACAAGAGCCGGAATATAAACTCCTATCAAATGAATAACACCAAGAAGAAGTTCTTCTACAATTTTGAGAACTTGAGGAATCAATTTAGTAAGCCCATCAAGCAAATATGAAATAATTACAACCAATACTTTAACTAAAACTGGCGCAAACTGAAGGAAAACATTAGCCAAATCTAGAATTCCTTTAGCAAACCCAGTAATAAATTTAGGAAGCGCTCTTCCAATATTCTCAAGAGCTTGTCCCATAGCTTTAGATCCAATCGCTGCATATTTTGCAAGCAATTGAAATGCTTTACCAACTAGCATTGCTCCAATGCCAAATAAAGCAAACCCAGCGCCAATTACCGTTAAGGCCACCCCAAGAGCTAACATAGCCGGTATTGCGGGCTCTAGTAGTAAAGCTGCTCCTGCAATAAGAGCGAGCATCGCAGCAATTCCAACCAAACCATGTAGTAAATCACCCCAGCTAATCCCAGCAAATGCCTTAAGAACCTTAGAAAGAAGAAGCAAAGACGCCGCTGCTATACCAATAGCCACTGATCCTGCAATACTATCTTGCATAACAATACACGCTGCCGCTAGAAGAACTAACGCCGCTGCCATGGTAGCAATGCCCTTACCTATTTCACCCCAAGACATTCCACCCATCATTTGCATCGCCTTAGCAATGGCGATAAGCGATATACTTACGAGAAGTAGACCCACACCAATAAGAGGCATGGTTGGCGGCATAAGTTTCATTGCAATTCCTATAGCAAGCAATCCTCCAGCTACTCCAACTAGACCTTTACCCATTTCAGTCCAAGACATAGTGGCAAATAGCTTCATTGCTCCTGCCAAAATATTCAAGCTGGCTGCTACCAACAGCAATCCAAGACCAATAAGAGGCATAGTAGGAGGCATAAGTTTCGTTGCAGCTGCAATAATAAGGAGCCCTGCTGCAACAGATAAGAAACCTTTACCCATTTCAGTCCAAGACATAGTGGCAAATATCTTTACGGCTACAGCCAAAATAGTTATTGCATCTGCAATTGCTACCATACCAATACCAGCAGCAATAAGACTAGCACCTTTTCCAGAAATAAGAGTTGCTACACCAACCATTATCGCCATTAACGCAACAACTGCGCCTAATCCATGCTCAAGCTCTGACCACTTCATGCCAGCCAAAATTTTCACTGCTCCGGATAGAATTAAAACTGCTGTAGAAAGAGCTATCATTCCACCAGCAATCAAATCAAATGAAGCTGCTCCCTTTGGCCCGGCTGATATTTTAGTAATAATAGCAAACGCGCCCATAAGTTCACCAAAACCAACGGCCATTGCGGTCAAAGATTTAGTTAATGCAGCAGAATCTATCAAAGAAAGTGCGACTACGGAAGCAGTTAATATACCAATCGCTATCGCAATCTTCATCAATGCTTCGGCTTTAATCTTTGTTTGCATCGCTTGAAGAACGCCAGTTAATTGCTCAAACGAATCACTAATTTTACCAAAAAGACCTTTACCAATATCAACATTAATTCCGCCTTTAAGAAATCTTGCAATTAGAGCAGCTATTCCGCCAAGAAGAGCAGTATTAAGAGCGTCAAGAGTCGCTTTGAAATCCCCAGGTCCAATAACTGCAGCAATTTTCTTACCAAGTTCTTTAAACCAATTAGCAATTGCTTGATACGTTTTATCAAGAATATCAAATACATGTTGCATAGCATTTTCAAACGGTTTCCAAAGTTCAGGAAGTTTACTGACGCCCTTTTTCAAACCTTCTATTCTTTTATCGACTCGATCAATTCCTGGAGTAATTGCATCCTTAGCCGGTCCTTTAAAGAATGAAAGAATCTTATCTTTGACATCTTGTACTAATCCAGGTAATTTTTCTAATTCGATAGTCAAACCAAGAAAGAAATCATGAATATTCTTCCCAGAAGCAACACCTTTTTGCAAATTAGTAAAGAAATCACCAATCTTAGCAAGAAAAGCAAGAATACCGCCTTGGCCAAAACCAGTAAAAGCGTTAACCAAACCTAAAACAAATTTAGCCCCTTCTTTAAGAACATTCCAACCAATTTTTAATATAGAGAAAAGACCTTCAAATATACGTCTTATTTCATCGATTGTTTTCTTACTTGGCTTCAAAATATCAGCAAAATGTGCAAATTCTTTAGTCAAATTCATAAGACTTTTGGCGGTCATTGGCGGAAAAATATCAGCAAAAGCCTGTTTAATTGGCTTTATAATCTCGATAACATCCTTAACTACCTTTGTTATAGAAGAAATAAGAAGCGTTCTTCCGCCAAGATCTTTCCAACCTTGAAGCAATTCATTACGAGCTTTAGCTGAGTTGTTAATCATTTTACTAATAGCGTCACTAATATTGGTAAATAAAACAGTAGCTTCTTCAAAGTTACCAAATACAATTCTAAATGAATTAGACCATCCAGATCCAATAGCTTCTTTTGTCGTATCGATAAGCTGAGTAAGTGTTCTAACTTTGGTAGCTGCTTCTACACCAGTCTTACCGAGTTCTTGAATTTGCTTTATCTGTGTTTTACTATAACCAATTGCTGCCAATTGAGCATCGGTCATTTCTCCAGTAAAACCTTTAAGAGTATTAGTTAGAACCTGACTAGTAACCCATCCATCTTGAAGAGATCCTCGAAATGTATTACCAGCTTTAGTCCATTGCTGAAATGTTTCTCCAATTGGAACATTTTTAATCGTCTTCATTGCTTTGCCGGTCTCAAACAAAGCCTTTTGGAAAACTTCTCCACCCATACCGGCATTTACAACAGAGTTCCAGTCCTGCAGCTTCAATGTTCCAGATGCTACAGCTTGAGAAAGCTGATACATAGCACTAGATGCTTGATCAGCACTTGACCCAGATATAGCAGCTAAGTTAGAAATACCTTTAATCGATGCAACTGATGTTTTCAAATCAACGCCGGCAGCCGTAAATGTACCGATGTTATGCGTCATTTGAGCGAAGTCATAAATCGTCTTATCGGCGTAAGTATTCAGCTCATCAAGAGCCTTATTAACATCCTTAAGATTTGTACCCTTAGATTTGGTATTAGCAAGAACTGTTTGAATAGAGTTCATATTTAGTTCATATTCTTTAAATCCAGCCATAACTTGATCCAAAGAAAGTGATTTAACAATATTAACTCCAGCACTAACTGCTTTAGACGTAAGAGTAGCTAAAGCAGTAATTCCTATAGTACTAAGTGCTAAAAACTTATTACTTACTCCTTGAATAGCATCAGTCATTCCACCAAGATGAAATTTATCAGCTGCAGCACTAACATCAGCTAAACCTTTTGAGGCGCCTTCCATTTTGAGCGCCTTATCCAATTGACCTAGGCTAGTAAGTGTTTGATCAATTTTCTTTTCGAACGAAGAATTGTCAAACTCCATTCGAACTACACGTTCGTCTACACTAGCCATTTGTCACCTCTTTCCAAACGCTATCACTTAATTCATCAAATATAGGTCTCATTGCTGGGTTAATATAATCCCTTGCCGGAACATAACCACCAGTTCCAGTACCATGCCCATATTGAATAAGTACAGCGACGTTAGTACCACCTTCTATATCAGTATTATACCAATAAAGCGTATGTGTTCCTTTTTCGCTCACTACTTCATATCCCCAAGAACTTGCTGCTCTGCCAGTATCAACCGGTGTAGCCCTTGACAAAGCGTCTACTCCACGATGGCCTGCAACAGGCAAATCACGAAACATTTTGTCAGTCTTTAAAAAATCTAAGAACGATTCAGTTTTCTTAGTAGAACCAGATGAACTGACAGAAAACATTTTACCTACCCTTCGATAGGAGTACCATCTTCATTGAAATAAACTCCCGCAACTACCTGCCAATTAGCCTGTGTTAGAGATAACAAATCAGCATCAGTTACTTTACTTTGATCAATGGTTCCGTCGCCATTATCTGCCTTATCGGCAATTCCTGGACCAGCAGCATTAAATCTAGCAAAAGCCATCAACTTATCCCCATTACCTCGCAAAACCTCATTTGAAAGCGAAACAAAAGATAGTCGTTGATCATCTTTATAAACCGTAGCTTGTTGAGTAGCACAACTTGTTGAGCGTTGTTGAAAAGCCGCATCTCCATAAAGCTGGGCTTGAGAAATATAACTCATAGTCCCTCCGTTATAGGAAGTTCTTGTATGTGTATACCAGGATTACCACCAGCACCCCAACTATAAGATGCTGATGTATGATTTTGCGCAGCAGCCAAATCAAGAACATCTCCAGCATTACGAAGATATATTCCTACAATTGGTACTGCTGCTGGTTGTATACCAGCGGTAAGAGCAGAAACATAAAACAGAGCAGAAGCAAAAGAAGTACCATTAGCTCGTAAATAAGTAATAAATTGAAAGTTACCATTAAAAGTAGTACCAGATAAAAACCATCCAGCTCGTACCATTATTAGATAATAAGCTCGTCGAGGTAATGTTACTGAATTAGCACCCATAACTGCACCGTTAACATTTATAACTGATGTCCATGCAAGGGTAAGAGGAGTAACAACAAGGCCATTTGGAATAGATTGTGTTCCTGGAATACTACAACTAAACAACATTTTTGGAATAGGCCATGGCTGCCAAGCTCCAGAAATACGTCTAAATTCAACACCTGCAGGTGCTTGACAAATAGATCCATTAGGTGGATTTACCCATCGACTATCTCTTTCGGTAGTTGATGCAAAAACTCGAACATCATTACGAGAAAACCAACCTATTTCATCTTTTTCCCATAATGTTTTTTCTGTAGTAGTTACAGCCAATGATCCAATTGGTGCAGCCGCCCATTGTGAAGATATAGACGCCAAATCAGTAAACTTGCGAGGAGAATAAACCGCCGTAGAACTTTGATCATTCACTGATTGTATTACGCCTGGAGCACCTGGTGTTCCTGCAGATCCTGTATCTCCCTTTGGCCCACGAACGTTTCCAGCATTTATTTGAGTACCATCTCGTTGACTAAGGATAAGATTATCACCTTGAACAACGCCGTTAGTGATTGATTCATTTTCAATTACTAACATTCGATCAGAAGTAAAACCAGTTATAGTCGCCATGCTGGTATAATATCCTCCTCGTTCTTATCACTACTACTTATTGTATAGGTGTCCGGATCTAAATAAATAGCAGTATCTGAAGTAATTTGGAAAGTCGTGTCGTCAAGCATAATAATCTGACCTTCACGAGGAGAATCTGCACTCCATGTACCATCTCCATGATCGGTAATGATAAGCCGATCCCACTTTCTAATAAAAGTAGCGAGACCTTTCAAAGAAGGAAGAAACGCATCTCCATCTTCATCTCCATAAATGATTCCCTCTAAATCTTCAAGCAACCACTCATCAAGTTTAGTACTATCAAATATAACATGAACAGTAGGCCTATAGTTTTCGATATATTCTGGAATTCCACTAATAGACCATTCAAATTCCATTGGTTTTGGGTCTACTGTTAACGTCTCATAAGTTTTTTGCGAAGGAAGTGCAGTTAGATTATACAAAAGGTGTATTTTGTAACCGTATTGTGTTCCTTCAATATCGTTTCCAATTTTAGTTTGATATGATAAACCAAATCTACTTACTGGCTGATCAGCAACGAAAAAACCAGCTTGTTCTTCCATAATTCCTTCATATGGTAAAAATTCATCTGGGTAAGTCCAAGCTTTTAAAACCGCCGTAAAATCTCCAAGTGTTACAATATCATTAAACTTCAACCCGTCAAAATAAATAGCATCAACTTGATTGGATACATTTTCTTCAACCGATGTAAGACCGTTCCAAGCAGTTCCATTACCCAATGAATCATAAAAGACGCCATTACTAACTGCTGTTTCATAAAAATGTTGACCAGTTTCATCCCAGACAAGTTTAGCCATTTGGCCTCCAAATCAACCTCTTGTTCCGAGTTCAGCTCGACGACGATCATTAAGTTCTCTATTTCTTTGCGCGATCTCGTTTCGAGTCATCTTTTTCGGTTTAGTGTTCTTAATGTTACAAATACGTATTAACGCAAATAATCTATTTAGATGCCATCTTTCACATTCAAAAGGA